GGATTTGTATTTAATGAGTAAAATCACACAATCAGCTAAAGGCGAGAACTGCACAGTCAGAATTATTGGCTACTGCAACGGCAATCCAGAAACAACCGTTTTAGCGCATTTAAGTGGTATTAGGTATGGACACGGTACTGGTCAGAAAGTAAACGACCTACACGGTGCGTATTGTTGCTCTGGATGCCATGATGCTATAGATGGCAGAGTAAGAACTAACCACACAAGAGATGAATTAAAGTTATCGCACCTAGAGGGTGTTATTGAAACGCAGTTAAGATTAATTGAGAAAGGTTTATTATGATTGTCTTTCGTAAGAAGGTAGACGCATGGGTAGTTACAGCTAGGGATTCAGACTGTCAGATTATCCACATTGGTGACTACAAGACCCAAGAAGAAGCCAAGGCAGCAGAACAGGCATTCAGAGATAAAAAGCTAGCAGACTCATACGCAAAACAAGAAGCAAAGCTAGACAGGATGGCAAAAGAGATGGTTGCTAGATACAACGTCTACCTAGAATTTTGCGTACTACCAAAGACCTTAACAGACATGAAGCAACAATTAGATGATGACAAGAATACTGCATCTAATACCATTAAGAGTTTAATGGCTAGAGGCTTTATGAAGAGCATTGTTGTTAACGATACCGGCACACGCAAGTATTACAGCTTTGTCACTACCAAGCTAATGAGCTACGAGGATGCATTAGAGTATGTATCACCTAAGAAATATAAAACTAAGGTTAGCGAAAATACACCAACAATTGAAGGTGCTAGGGTTATTAATTTTGATGACAGGAAATTAAGCGCTTTATACATGACTCAACGTGCAATAGATCGGGCTAACATGAAATCACCTAAGAACTATACAAGTGGCGCAACAATGTCAGGGAGTGACTGGTAATGAGCGTACTAGACATCCAACACGGTGGCAACCACTACAAGAGCTTTGCAATACAGCCAGCAGAGTTTTGCTATTACAATAACATTCCGTACCTAGAGGCTACTGCAATTAAGTACCTTTGTAGGCATAGAAATAAGAACGGTCTGGAGGACTTAAAGAAAGCAATACACTTTATTGAAATGCTGATAGAGTTTGAGTACAGCGAAAAAAATATTGAAGAGTTCTGGCAACCCAGCCCAGCAGATAGCCAGACTGGGAAGTAAATAGTAACAAATATGTTACTTGTTCATTACGTACATAGTTACTTCAAAGCCAAAACGCATTTCTGTAGCTGCTGGTGATGTCCACATGATATTAGTCCTTAATCTGTACTAAGCAAGATTGCTTGTATGTAATAATGTGCTTAATGTTAGACACTAACAATAGTTAAAACCATTAAATGTGATATATTGACCACGATTGATAAGTATGGTAAAGTCACGTAACGATTTATAGTAGTGCGATTTTGCATTACTTTTTTATTCCAGCGACTGTACATCGCTAGAAAGTAACCATTGCCCCTCAGACGTGATAGGGTAGACTCCGAGGTAGTCTAGTTGCGAGAACCTCCTACTTTTTAAGGGAATAACTATGGCAAGAGGTTTGTTAGACACAAAAACTACTATTGGCACAGCCAAAGAGATTGCTGACAACACCAAGAATGCCATTGATAACTATTCTCTAGGAGCTATGAACCCAAGTTTGCCTAATACTGAGTACTGGGCAAAGATGGCTAAGATGTTCCGAATCACACCGGCAGAAGTCAAGCGTCAACGATGCGGTAACTGCGAATACTACGACAACACTCCTGAAATGTTTGAGGCTATGGAAGCCATCCCACTAAACAAGTACGACCTGTATGATGGTCAAGTTCAGAGAGGATGGTGTCATAAGCTCAGTTTAATTTGTCATAATAGTAGACTTTGTAGTGTTTGGGAAAAAAAAGAATTTGAAAATCCAATGACAGATTAAATTTGTATGGCTAGGTTTAGCGACCGAAAAGATAGAACCTTACTATCCTGCCAATACATTCAATAAGGCTATTAACTAAAGGGGTTAATATGATTACACAGCACGAAGTTAAAAAACTATTACATTACAACAAAGACAATGGAACATTTGTTTGGAATGAAAATAGAGGCAGAAGAATAAAAGCTGGAGATATTGCTGGGTCTATTCAAAAGACTGGATATATTCATCTTAAAATAAATTATGTTGCACATTTAGCTCATAGAATAGCATGGTTATATCATTATGGTTATATGCCAAAATTTGTTGACCATATAAATAGAAATAGAACTGATAATAGAATTGAAAATTTACGTGAATGCTCTTTATCACAAAATCAATTTAATAGAGGAATTCAAAAAAATAATACATCTGGAGTAAAAGGTGTAAGTTGGAATAAATCTTTAAATAAGTGGTTAGTACAATTTAGAGTATACAATGACAATAAATATATTGGATATTTTGAAGATTTAGAATTAGCAAAGTTAGTTGCAAGCGAAGCATACGACAAATATCATAAAGAATTTAAGGACTATTATGCGTAACTTAGATAAAGCAGCCGAAAAGATTGGTAAGGTTATGGGCGAGTGGAAGGACAAAGAGCTTCATTCCGGCAAGGGTGGAAAGGTAGTTAAGTCACGTAAGCAAGCAATTGCCATCGCCTTAAGTGAAGCGAACCGTGCTAAAAAATGAACGACCATTGGGCAATAATACTGTTAGCTGTAATCGCTAACCTTACTCTAATTATCAACGCAATACATCATTGGTAAACTAATTTTAACAACTGGGTGACCAACCTATAAGGAGTCACAACATCATGGCAGAAATTACAGAAACAAACCCCAAAGGTGCAGGTGCGCCACTAGGTCATACGAACGCTAGTAAAAACAATAGGATATGGGGAGATTTAATTAGAAAACTCGCAGTCCAAGAAGATTACAGGCGATTACATACTATTGCTAATGCTTTATATGAAAAAGCAGCCGATGGCGATATGAATGCTATCAAAGAGATAGGCGATAGATTAGATGGTAAGGCAATGCAAGAGAACAAAGTAACTGGTGATGCTGATGCACCATTGCTGATACAAGTGGTAACTGGTATAGATGACAACTACTAACCCGATTGACTTAGGCTACAAGCCTCGGTTACCACAGAAAGAGATACACAAGGCAGTAAGAGAGAATCGTTTTGTTGTAGCTGTAGCGCATCGTAGGATGGGTAAAACTGTTTCTGCTATTGTACAATTGATACATTCTGCGTTACAGAACACACAAAAGAATCCTAGGTACGCTTATATAGCACCGACTTACTCACAGGCTAAAAGGGTCGCATGGGATTACCTTACAGAATATACTCGCTCACTTGGTGGTACTGCAAACATCGCAGAGCTAAGAGTGGACTTCCTGGGCAGAAGGATCAGCCTGTACGGTAGTGAGAATGGTGATAGCTTACGTGGTCAATACTTTGATGGTGTTGTGCTAGACGAGATAGGTGACCAAGACCCAAAGATTTGGAATGAGATTATAAGACCGGCACTAGCAGACAGAAAAGGTTTCTGTTTGTTTATTGGCACTCCAAAGGGGAATAATCATTTCCGTGAGTTCAAAGAACGTGCAATGGTTACAGAAGGCTGGAAGTTCTTAGAGTTTAAGGCTAGTGATACTGGCATACTAGACCCACAAGAGTTGGCTAGTGCTAAGAACGAGATGGGCGAGGACAAGTACAAGCAAGAGTTTGAGTGTAGCTTTGATGCGCCAGTAGAAGGTGCTTACTATGGGTCACTATTACATGAAGCTGATAACGAGAAGCGTGTTACTAAGATTCCTAAAGACTCATTGGCAAAGATTGTTTGTAGCTGGGATTTGGGTGTCAGCGACAGTACGTGTATTTGGGTAGCGCAGATAGTTGGTAAAGAGATACAGCTAATAGATTGCACAGAAAACCACGGTGTCGGATTAGACTATTATGTTAGTTGGTTACGTGATAATGGTTATGACAAGGGTCAGCAGATACTTCCGCACGATGTAAGAGTCAGAGAGATGACTACAGGTCGCAGCAGACTTGAGGTGTTGATGGAAGCTGGACTAGATGTTACTGTAGCACCAAGCCTATCTATAGCAGATGGCATTCAAGCAGTCAGACGTATGCTTCCACGATGCTGGTTTGATATGGAACGCACAAAGAGTGGTCTGGTAGCATTGCGTAACTATAGACGTGAGTTTAACGAGAAGCAGAACGTGTTTTATGATAAGCCGGTACATGATTGGTCATCACACTTTGCAGATAGCTTTCGTTACATGGCAATAGGATTAGTAGAAGTAGATACAACATGGTCTAAACCATTACAACAAAATAAGGCATGGGTCGTATAATGATGAATCAAGAAGAGTTAAAGGCACTATGTGCTGACGAAATCAATAACGCTATTGGCTACTTAGAGTCCGATACTGTTCAAGAACGTGCTGATGCCATGAACTACTACTTCCGTGACAAATACGGAACTGAGGTAGAAGGTCGTAGCCAAGTAGTTACCGGTGAGGTAGCTGAAGCCGTAGATGGTGCATTGCCACAATTGATTCGTGTATTCACATCATGCGAGGATGCTGTCCGTTTTGAGGCTACCAAGGATGGTGAAGAACCACTAGCTGACCAAGCTAGTGACATGGCTAACTGGGTGTTCTATAAAGATAACGATGGCTTCTTAATCCTACACAACTGGTTCAAGGATGCATTGCTACAGAAGGTCGGTGTAGTTAAAGCCTACTGGGAAGAAAAGAAAGACACCATCAAAGAGAAGTATAAAGGCTTAACCGATGACGAGTTAGCCATGATTATGCAGACAGGCGAGTGGGAAATCACCAAGCAAGTAACTGACATTGTTATTGGTATTGATGGCTTCCCTTACAACACACACAGCGTAACGATTGAGCGCATCCAAGATGACAGCCGTATTGCTGTTGAGAACGTACCACCTGAAGAGTTTCTAATTAGCAAACGTGCTAAGACTATTGAGGACTCACCATTCACAGCTCACCGTAGAATGATTGCCCGTGGTGACTTGATTGCTATGGGTTACGAGAAGTCTATCGTTGATACTATCCCAGCCGGTGACCGTTTAGAGTATTCACCAGAGCGACTAGCACGTTTTGGTCGTGACGAGATGCCAGACTACGCACAGTCTACTGACCTATCAATGGAAGAGGTAGAGATATTTGAGTGCTACATCAAGGTTGATACAAACGATAACGGCTTGCTAGAGTTACGCAGGGTTATCATTGGTGGTGAGCAGATTCTATCTAATGAAGAGTGCGACTACGTACCATTCCACTCTGTATGCCCAATTCCTATTCCACACAAATTCTTTGGTCAATCACTAGCCGACAGGACAATGGACTTGCAACTAACCAAGTCTACTATATTGCGTCAAATGCTAGACAACTTGTACCTAACTAATAACGCACGTGTTACAGCCGTAGAGGGTCAAGTTAACCTAGATGACTTACTAACTTCTACTGCTGGTGGTGTTATCCGTGTTAAGAATCCTCAAGCAGTAAATCAACTAACAGTAGCAAACACAGCCGGTCAATCATTCCCGATGATGGAATACTTGGATGGTGTACAGGCTAAACGTACTGGTGTTAGTGACCTACAGCAAGGTCTTGATGCTAACGTGCTTCAGAACACTACAGCAACAGCCGTGGCAGCCATGATGCAACAGTCAGCAGGTAAGCTAGAGCTAATGGCTCGTATCTTTGCTGAAACAGGTGTCAAATCACTATTCCGTGGCATCTTGCACCTACTATGCAAATACCAAAACCAAGCTAAGACAATCCGTATGCGTGGCAAATGGGTATCTTATGACCCACGTGAATGGTCTAACCTATACGAGGTATCAATCAACGTAGGCTTGGGCAACGGCAACCGCCAAGAGCAGATTGCTATGCTACAAATGATTATGTCTAAACAGGAAGAAATCATCGGCAAGTACGGTGCTAACAACCCATTGGTGACTGTAACGCAATATCGCAGCACTCTTGGTCGCATGATTGAGATGGCTGGCTTTAAAGACACAACATCATTTATTAATGAGATTACACCAGAAGTTGAACAACAAATAATGCAGCAAGCAAGCCAAGCACCGGCTGATCCAAACTCTGAGGCAGCGCAGTTATATGCAAGAGTAGAAGAACAGAAGGCTCAATTGTCTGCACAGACTGCCCAGGCTAAGTTACAACTAGACCGTGAGCAAATGCAAGTAGAGAATGCTCGTAAAGAATTAGAGTTCCAACAAAAGCAAATGCAACTTGAAGGCGAGTATCGTATCAAGGAAGCTGAATTGCAATTGAAACAGATGGAATTAGAAGTTAAGACACAGGCAACTGATGGCAAGCTACAGACAGAGCAGCTTAACGCTATTATGTCAGCCATTACTAGCTTGAATGAAATGGTAAAAGGTGGTATAAAGGCTGAACCACAAGATATGGAAGAAAACTTTGATATTGACACAACCTATGGTGCATAAATGACCAAATCAGAGTGGGCAAACAATATGCTCCAAGACCAAAACTTCTTGGAAGTGTTTAAAGAGATGGAAGAATTACAGATGCAACGGTGGTCTAACTCACCGCTTTATGATTATGACGAGCGACAAGATGCTTACACAAAGCTAACGGCTATTCGTGAAGTAATGGCTCATATCGTTGGCATGGCAGATGACCGCAAGATTAATGCAAAACGCTGGAAAATACTTTAGCAAGATTTTATAGTATCTATAAAACGTGGCTAGGCGCACTAGCATATGGAGATTTAAATGACTACCGACACCAACCCTAACGGGAGTGACACACAGAGTACTGGCACTATCAATGAAGCACAAAACGCATTCTTAGGTTTAATGGATGCATCGGAAGCACCAGAAGAAGGGCAAGCTGAAGAGCAACCAGAACAAGAGAATGAAGAAGGTGGCAACGAGCAAGAAGTTGAGCAAGCAGATGATAGCTCAGAGGAGTCTAATCCAGACCAAGACGAACAACGGTTTCAAGTTAAAGTCGGTGGCGAGGATAAAGAACTAACCTTAACTGAACTAAAATCACTAGCGCAACAAGGTGCAGATTACACCAAAAAGACGCAACAAGTAGCAGAGCAACGCAAAGCAGTAGAGGCTGAACAAAAAGCTATTGAAGAAGCCAAATATATGCGTGATGCTTATGCAGAACGGTTGCAAGCAATGGAGCAGTTACTGAATGCTCAACAACCAGTAGAGGATTTAGAGTCTTTAAAAGAATCTGACCCTATCGGTTACGCTGTACGAGTGGCAGAGATGTCGCAGAACAAAGAGAAGTTATATGCAATACAAGCTGAAAGACAACGCATTGCAGAGATGCAACAAGCCGAGCAACAGCAAGGAATGCAACAATACTTGTCCGAACAGGCTGCTAAATTGTCTGAAACACTACCGGAATACAGCGATCCAGTAAAAGGTGAGGCACTAAGGTCAGATTTGCGTAAGTTTGCAAAGAACTTAGGATTCTCAGACCAAGAGCTATCAGCAGTAAGAGATGCTCGGCACGTTATGGCATTGTATAAGGCAATGCAGTACGACAAATTACAACAGTCTAAGCCTCAACTAAACAAGAGGGTTAGTGAACCGCCTAAGACGATTAAGTCTGGTAACAGTAATACATCTGTAAATACTGACCAGGCTAAAAAGACTATGGCTCAATTACAAAAATCAGGCAAGGTGCGTGACGCTGCATCTGTCTTTGAAAACTTTATTTAAGGAATTATCATGGCAACATATCAAACCTATACCAGCATTGGTCAACGTGAAGACTTGGCTGATGTTATTTACAACATCTCACCTACAGATACACCATTTATGACATCTGTTGGTAAAACCGCAGCTACTGCTGTATACCACGAATGGCAAACAGACAGCTTGGCTGCTGTAAACGTATCAAACGCTGTGGTTGAGGGTGCAACTGCATCTGACGCAACACTATCTCCAACTACTCGTGTTGGTAACCGTACACAAATTTCACAAAAAACCATCAAAATTTCTGGTACTTTGGAAACTGTAAACAAAGCTGGTCGTAAATCAGAAAAAGCATACCAATTGGCTAAGGCTTCTGCTGAAATCAAACGTGACATGGAAGCTATCCTATTAAGCAACCAAGTTGCTTCTGCTGGTGACTCTTCTACTGCTCGTGTTTTGGGTGGCTTACAAACATGGTTAAGCTCAAACTACTCTGGTGGTACTTCTGGTACTGCTGGTTCTTTGGGTACTACTGCTCGTGTAACTGGTACAGACCGTGCTTTCACAGCAGCTATCTTAAACACAGTAATCCAATCTACTTACACTAACGGTGGTTCACCAACTTTGTTGATGGTAACTCCAGCTCAAAAAGTAGTTGCATCTACATTTGCCGGTATCGCTACTCGCTTTAAAGATGTACCTAGCAATGTTCAAGCAGCCATCATCGGTGCAGCAGACGTTTATGTTTCTGACTTTGGTACTATCTCTATCGTGCCTAACCGTTTCATTCCTAACTCAGACAATGATGACGTAGCATTCTTATTAGATCCTGAAATGGCTGCTGTATCTTACTTGCGCCCATTCCAAACTAATGAGCTTGCAAAAACTGGCGATGCTGATTTAACTCAGTTGCTAGTTGAGTATACATTAGAAGTTAAGAACCAAGCAGCACACGGTATCATCGCTGACTTAACCTAGTAATTAGTTAGATATGTGGGGAGGGGAAACTCTCCCCCATTACGAGGTCTTATGAGTAATACAATATCCAACGGCATTACCAATACATCGTTTATTGATAACGGTGACCAATTAGTTATAGCTAAGAGCCAAGACATTACAAGCATACTTGAGATGAACAAGCGTGAGTACGCTGCTCAAGACGAACGTAAGACATGGGGCAATGATGCCTTTAGTAATAAGGTCGCATCTATACCGCTTACCGTGTTCTCAGAATTAGAAAAGCAAGGCATTACTAGAGGCTTTGCAGTAATAGATAAGAAACGATTTAACGAATGGTTAAACAATCCCGACAATAGGGCATTTCGCACAAGGGCAGGGCGCATCTAATGGCATTGACAAACTACGCAGACTTACAGACTACGATTGCCAGTTACCTAGCTCGTAGTGATTTAACGGCAATGATTCCTGACTTTATTAGGCTTGCTGAAACACGTTTACGCAGAGAACTCCGTATTCGTCAAATGCTCAAGGTAGTGACAACAACTGCAACGGCAGGTGATTCAACAATTGAGTTACCGTCAGACTTCTTGCAAATGCGTGACATTCACCTAGCAACAAATCCAGTAACAACATTAGAGTACCAGTCACCTAGCGCATTATTCCGTAATTCTCGTACTACTGACTCTGGTCTACCGCATCAATACACAGTATTAGCGCAAGAGTTTCAGTTGTCACCAGTACCAGACAGCAACTACACAGTAAATCTTTTATATTATGCTGCACCAACATTTTTAAGTAGCACGACAGCATCCAATGCATTTATGGCTAACTGCCCTGACTTATTGCTTTATGGTGCTTTAGGTGAAGCAGAGCCTTATATTATGAATGATGCAAGGTTACAAACATGGGCATCATTGTATGACCGTGGTGTAAATGCTTTAACCGTATCAGATGACCAAGGCGAGTATGCTGGTTCACCAATCTCAATCTCAATAGCAACACGATAAAGGAATTATTATGTCAGAAATGTCCAACTACCTAGAAAATGCGCTGATTAATGTAACGCTACGAGGCACAGCATTTACAGCACCAACAACAATTTACGTGGCACTTTACACAAGTGACCCTACAGACGCCAACACAGGCACAGAAGTATCTGGTGGCTCTTACGCACGTACATCCGTAACCTTTGCTGCACCATCTAACGGGGTGAGCTTATCTAACGCAGACTGCACATTCTCACAATGTACGGTTGCATGGGGTACGGTAGGTTGGATTGGTTTAATGGATGCGTCAACATCTGGGAATCTTTTATACCATACTCCACTAGACGTATCTAAAACAATTGATGTAGGCGATATATTTAAGATTGCGTCAGGCAGTCTTTCAGTAACATTATCATAGGATAAAACATGGCTCTTATAGTCAAAGACAGGGTACAGGAAACCTCTACCACTACCGGTACTGGTACGTTTACTCTTGATGGTGCTAATAGTGGCTTTGCTACATTCTCTAGCGCAGTAGGTAATGGCAACACAACTTACTACGCTATTGTAGGCGGTACAGAGTGGGAAGTAGGTATTGGCACAGTAGGTGCTGGTACGTTAGCAAGGACTACACTACTTGCGTCATCTACAGGCTCTGTTATATCGTTTAGTGCAGGCATTAAAAATGTATTCTGTACCTATCCTGCTAGTAAATCTGTAACCATAGACGATATACAGACTCTTACCAATAAAACAATCAACTTAGCCAGCAATACTTTAACTGGCACAACAGCGCAATTTAATACAGCTCTTTCAGATGGTGACTTTGCTACTTTAGCCGGTACTGAAACGCTTACAAACAAAGCACTAAATGGCACTCTAGGTGCTACGACACCTTCTACCATTGCTGCTACTACTATTAGTGCTAGTGGTGTATCTACATTCTCTGCTGGCTCTGCTGCTGCTCCTGCCATTACAACGAGTGGTGATACCAACACAGGAATATTATTCCCTGCTGCCGATACCATAGCATTTTCTGAAGGTGGTGTTGAGTCAATGCGTATTGATGCTAATGGAAATGCATTAATAGGTACTGCCAATGCTATAGGGAAATTAGGTGTTGCAACTGCATCTGCAACAGGCGCACCTAGTGTATGGAACAACGGATTCTTTACCGTAGCACCTAATGGTGCAACTACTTCAGGCGGAGTAGGATTATCTTTTGATACTACAGGAAATACAGGAGCTATAACGTGTTTAGCTCCTAGTGTAGCATGGCGAAAATTAAAATATTTTGCATTAAACCATGATTGGATTGTAAATAATGGCGCAACTACAGGGATGACCTTAGATGCAAGTTCAAACTTAGCTATTACTGGTGCGCTATCGTTTGGGTCTTTTTTAGGGGGCATAGGTAAAGTAGGTACTTTGTCTAGAAATACAGGTACAGGTACAGGTACGGTTGCATATACTGGCGTAGGATTTAAACCTTCTGCAATTATATTTATTGCAGCTATAGGCACATTACCAGTTCAAAGTATTGGATATACTGACCCAACAACTGGTGGTTGTTTATACATAGATAACTATTATGGTTCAGGCGGTAGTAATTACGCTAATGCTATCTATTATTTACGCTCGTCAGCAGGAAACGGGAACATACAACAAGCAAATATATCAACAATGGATGCAGATGGATTTACGTTATCTTGGACTAAAACAGTTATTGGTACTGGCGCACCAACTAATACTATGACCATATATTATTTAGCTTTTAGATAAGGAATTAAAATGAATCGTATATCAATACAAAAATCTACTGGCAAAATCATTGAAATGCAATCAGGTGGTGATACTGATGACCAAGAGTTAGCTAATGCTAGATTAGATACATTAAAACAAAATGCTATTACTATAGGGTTTGATGAATCAGATATTGAAGTTAAATGGATAACTGACCAAGCGTATGCTGAATTAGCAAAAGCACAAAAAGAGCCACTATCATATTATGAATCACGAAAACTAGCTTACCCATCTATTGCTGACCAATTAGATACTATTTTTCATAGCGGAATAGACGCATGGAAAGCCGAAATACAAGCTGTTAAAAATCAATATCAAAAAAGTTAAATAATGCAATTAATAAAATTAATACCCAGAGACAATAAATAATGTTTGGAATATCAGCATTTTCTCAAGGCACATTTAGTGCAATAGCTAATCAGATTCTATTAGCAACTGCAAGTGTTGATGGTAATGCACTTGTTAGTGCTAATGCAAATCAAATTAGTAGCGCAAATGCTATAATAGTAGCTAATGCAGCAGTTACTGCTAGTGCAAATAGAACAAGACTAAATTCAGCTCAAATTAATGGTCTTGCAACAGTTAGCTCTAATGCCATTAGGGTTAGGACATCAACTGGAAGCATTAATGCGTTAGCAAGCGTTTCTAGCGGTTCTAGCGTTATTTATAGCGGAAATGCTGTAATAACAGGTAATGCCACAGTACAATCTAGTGCATTTAGAATAAGAACTTCTGCTGGCAGCATAAACGGTAGTGCAACAGTTACAAGTAATGCAATAAGAATTAGAACTGCATCAGGCTCGGTAGTCGGGCTTGCTACAGTTACGGCACTTGGTGGTGTTCAATACAGCGCAGATGCACATATTAATGGAATTGCTTTAGCAACTGCTAACGGTAGTGCAATATGGTACGGTAAAGGTGCAATTGCAGGAAATGCTACTGTAGTCGCAAGTGGTACAAAGTTAGGTGATAACTGGATACCAGCACCAGAAAGTATCAATACTTGGACAGACACATCAGTAACATCAAATACATGGACAAATACACCAGTAAGTAGTAATACATGGCTTTTAAAGGGATAAATTATGGCTAAGAATAAGATAAGTGAGTTTTCATCAACACCAGCAAACAATACAGATATTGGTGGTATTGATATTGCAGAGGGATGTGCGCCTAGTGGAATTAATAACGCCATTCGTGAATTGATGGCACAACTTAAAGACCAACAAGTTGGTACAGACGCAGATAACTTTACTGTAGGTGGTAACTTATCTGTTACTGGCACAACTACTGCTACTGGTTTAATTACTGCTACTGCATTAACAACTACAGGAAATACAATATTAGGGGATGCTTATACTGATACATTAAATGTTGGCAATAACGATTTCATTAAAGATGCTAGTGGAAATGTACAAATTGGAACTTCATCTAACGCATCAAATTATAAATTAACTATAGCTTTTGATGGTGGTGCAGTTAATGGATTAAATTTATATAATACTAATTCTGGTGGCAACCCAACATTATTTTCAATATCTGATACAGCACAATCATTAAATAATACTTCATGGTGTGCTCAATATAGTGACAGTACTACTCAGCGTTGGGTGCTAAGAAAAAATGGTGGACTTTCTAACTATCAAGCAAACGATACAAATCTTTCTGATGAACGTACTAAGAAAGATATCATTGATGCAGGTAATTATCTAAACAAAATATGTGCCATTTCTGTTCGTACATTCTTATATAAAGACCAAACAGATAATTTATTAAATCTTGGTGTTATTGCTCAAGAAGTAGAAGCAGTTGCACCTGAATTAGTTGATGTAAGCGGATTTGGTGAAACTCCTAAAGATGGTATCCCATTAAAAGCGATTTACCAAACAGATTTGCAGTATGCGCTTATGAAGTCTATTCAAGAACTTAAAGCTATTGTAGATATACAAGCAGAACGCATAGCATTATTAGAGAATAAATAATGATAGAGAAAATCTTAGCCTTTCTAAACAATATCCCATCAGACAAAATATATCATTGTCTAGGTGGGGTTATTTTATTTGCTATCGGTCAGTTATTTGGTTGTGGTTTGCTGCTTGCTATTGTATTTGCTATTGGCAAAGAGATATACGATTACTTTCACCAAGACAAACACACTCCAGATGTATGGGATGCAGTAGCCACTACACTAGGCGGTTTATTAGGGTATATAATTTACCTTGGCTATTAGCCTACTTTATAAAGGAACACTATGGCTACCCAACGTATAGCATTTACAGAATGGACTCCAGACTTAGCAGGTGTTGCTGAGAACTTGTCTGTTGCACAAAATGTAGTACCAACTGCGCTAGGTTATAACCCATTCCCATTAGCCGTAGACTATTCTGCTGCTGCAAGTGAAAATCTTAATAATGTATTTGCTGGTAAGTTTAGTACGACAACAAGCATATTTGCCGGTGGTGCTACTAAGTTATTCAAATTAGATAGTGCTGACTTGAGCATGGATAACGTATCTAAGTCTGGCAACTATTCAAGCGTAGTTAAATGGAACTTTACACAGTTTGGCAATACTATTATTGCAGCTAATAACGTCAATATATTGCAAGCCTATACTTTAGGGTCAAGCTCACTATTTGCTGATGCAAATGCAAGCGCACCAATAGCTAAATTTGTTACCGTAGTCCGTGACTTTGTTGTGGCTGCTAACTTAGATGCTGGTAGTAATTCAAACAAGGTGCAATGGTCTAACATCAATGATGCAACAAACTGGACAGCCGGTGGCGCAAGTCAGTCTGACTTCCAAATAATTGCCGATGGTGGCAACATTACTGGTCTGACCGGTGGTGAGGTTGGATTAATATTACTAGACCGTGCCATTGTTCGTATGTCTTACATTGGCTCACCGTTATTCTTCCAATTTGACACAATCAGCCGTGGTGTTGGTTGCGTAGAAGGTAACTCTGTTGTTCAGTACGGTTCTATGACTTACTTCTTAGGTGATGATGGCTTCTATTCATGCGATGGCTCTACAGTAACTGCCATTGGTACACAAAAGGTAGATGCATGGTTCTATGCTAATGTAAACCAATCAAAACTTAACTCAATGTCAGCAACGATTGATCCAATTCGCAAGATAGTAGTTTGGAAGTTCATTGACAACTTTGCACAAAACACATTGCTTATCTATAACTGGCAAGTACAGAAGTGGTCATCTTGCACTACTGACGTTGATGTTGTTGCTAGTTCTGCATCAGCAGGCATGACGTTAGAAGGATTAGACTTATACGGCAACATGGACACATTGACTACTTCTTTAGATGACGCATTGTGGACAGGTGGCAAGTTCTTATTTGCAGGTACTAGGGCTACCAAAATAGTAACCTTTACTGGTGCTAACTCTACAGCTACATTGACAACTGGTGACATAGGAAGCGAAGTAACTTCTGTGGTTACATTGGCACGACCAGTAGTAGATAATGGCTCTGGGAGCGTAGCAATTGCTTCTAGGATGCTTTTGAGCGCAGTACCACAGTTAGGTTCATATACAGCAGCAAGTAGCGAGAATCGTGTATCATTACGCAGTAGTGGTAAGTACCATCGTTTATCAGTAATTCCTACTGGAAGCAATTGGTCTAATGCCATTGGTATTGATATTGATGTTACACCACAAGGCACAAGATGATGTATCGTAAACTCAACCCAGCAGGTTCTACACCTCGTGAAATATCCGAGGTAGTAAACAATTTGGTTGAAGGTAAGTCTAACAATACTGGTAGTGTTACATTAGCAACTGGTAACGCAACTACTACTACTATTACTGACGAGCGAATTGGCTATGACTCGGTTATACTATTAGCTCCTGTATCATTAGCAGCCGGCAATAACTTAGTACCGTATGCATCGTATCAAAATACAGTAGACCAAACATTTGCAGCAGCTAATACGGCTTATACTGTTGCATTAAATACGACAGATATTGCTGATGGTTCATATTTATCAGCAAATAAGATATATGTAAGAAATGCCGGTACTTATAATGTACAATTTTCATTACAACTAGCAAATACTACTACACAAATTGATGCAACTTCTATATGGCTAAAAGTAAATGGAGTAAATATTGATGGTACTGCTAGTAAATTTGATGTGCCAGCAAAGCACGGTTCTTCAGACGGTTATTTAGTAGCCGTGGCTAACTTCTTTGTTACCTGTAGTGCTGGTGATTACATTGAACTTGGCATAGCAATTGCTGCAACTGGTACTTATATAGAAGCATACGCAGCACAAACAACACCGTTTGCTAGACCATTAATACCGTCTAGCGTAGTAACATTGACATTAGCATCGCCAATACAATCACCGTACATTAGCGCACAATCTAAAGGTACTGCAACTTTGACACATTATGCTAACTCAGTAGCAAACAAAACATACAAATACTTGGTGGTTGGATAATGGACTTCTCGTATGTAAAACCTAACGAACTAAGACATTGCTGGTGGTGGGTTCGTATGGGTCTTGAGAAGGTTCGTGCTAAAGGTCATTCAGAGTGGTTAGCAGAAGACATTTATTGCGACTGCTACGAGCAACGCTCTATGTTGTGGATATTGCCAGAAAAGAAAGGTTTTATAGTATTACAGCCTAACGGTGTAGAGATGCACATTTGGGCAGCATGGTTAGATTCAAGCAACCCTGATGATTTATCCTTTGGACTTGAGTTTGCCAAGAGCATTGCTAAACAAGGCAACTGCAAAAAAGTGACGTTTTCTTCTATGCGTAGTGGATGGGAAACGAGAGCAAAACAACTAGGATTCAGACCAAGAAATTGGGAATTAAGCATTTAGGAGCATTACATGAAATACAATCACTTAGATATGTTGCCAGAGTTAGCATTCAAACCAGTAGGCAAACGCATGACTTTAGAGGGCGGTGGTGGCGGTGGTCAGCAACAACAATCAACTACCGGCATTGACCCAATACTTAAACCTTATGTTAGCTATGGTTTAGGAGAAGCAAAGAAACTATACCAAGGCAGTAGTCCTCGTTACTATGCCGGTCAGACTTATGTAGACCCATCAGCACAAACAACACAGGCTTTAACGGCAGCAAGTACCCGTGCTATGGCAGGTAATCCATTACTACCAGCAGCTCAACAACAACAACAAGCTGTAATAAGTGGTCAATACTTACAAAACAACCCATACTTTAATCAAGCTATGGCTGGTGCATCACAAGGTGCAACACAAACCTACATGGATGCAATTAAGTCTGCTCAAGGTGGCGCATCAATGGCTGGTCGTTATGGCTCTGGTGTAAGTGCTGATATACAAAACCGTGCTGCTAATACATTAGCTAATACCTTGGCTAATAAAGCTGGGGAACTTTCCTACGCTAACTATGCTGCCGAACGTGGTAGACAAGAAGCAGCAGCAATGGGCGCACCTGCATTGGCTAACGCTGACTACACAGACATTAATCAATTGCTTAAAAGTGGTCAAGCTAGAGAAGACTATGCCAACACAGCACTACAGGCAGATATTAATCGCTTTAATTACCAAGAGAACTTGCCTACTGCTAAACTTAACCAGTACGCTCAATACTTGACTGGTACACCTCAAGGTTCAACCACTACAAGCACATCAAGTGGTGGTAAAATAGTATGTACTGCAATGAACGAGGCTTATGGCTTTGGTTCATTCCGACAAGCTGTATGGTTACAACATTCTGCTACCATGCCAAATGCTAAAACGATTGAGAAGGGCTATCACACATTATTCTTACCTGTCGTAGCCTATGCCTTCAACGGTACACCAAATGCGCTTAGAAACGCTGTAAGACGTGTTGCAGAGCATATTGCACGTCATCGTACTGCTGATTTGTGGAAAGAGATGCGTGGTAAGAAACGTGACCCACTAGGTCGTATCTATCGTGCAATTATAGAACCTATTTGCTACTTAGTTGGCAAAGTGAAGGGAGCGTAGTATGGGTCAATTAGCCGTTCCAATGATGATAGGTGCTGCCGTAGGTGGTGGCACAAAATTACTACAAGGCAAAGGTCTTGGTGGCATTCTTAAAGGTGCTGCTTTAGGCGGTGCTTTGGGTGGTGCTACTGGTGGTTTAATGGGAGGTGCTAGTGGTATTACTGGTGCTGCTGGTGGAACGGCTAGTTCACAAGGTGCTGGTGGTTTGCTCGGTGCTACTGGTGCTGCCGGTACTGGGGCTAGTTTAGCAGTTCCAACCATCGCTCAATCAATAGCTCCTGAAGCATTAGCCGGAACTATAGAAAGCTCTGGAATGGTATTTAATCCAGCCACAGGTTCTTATTTATCACCAGAATCATATTTGGCAGCAAGTTCATCTGCTCCAATATATACAGGTACTGGCTCTATGTTAGATAAGTTTACTACTGGCGCACAATCTGTAGGTTCTAATTTCTCAAATCCATTTGCTGATGGAGTAGGTATTGATAACTTAAAAGGTGCAGCACAAGTAGCTAGTATGTATCAACCAACACCATTACAATCAGCACCAAGTGGCACTATTAAAGTAGGTCAAGCACCTACAGGTGATATATATGATGCATTGCGACAATATGGCTATACTATGCCTAAACGCAGAGAAACAAACTTTAGTTTGATAGGATAATATATGGCAAACGGATTATTAGATTATATAAGTGGCTTTGGTGCTACACCACCGGAATATTTAGGTGGCTTGCTTGGTCAAGAGGCTGTAGACAAGTTAAAAGGTCGTGCAGCTACTACTGGTATCGCCAATGCTGTACTAGGCTACCTAGCAGCACCTAAAAATCAAAACTTAGGGCTTGGTCGTATCATTGGTCAATCTCTACAAGCAGGTATGCAAGGCGCACAAGGTGTTTACGATACTGCTACACAAGATTATTTAGCACAGCAAAAGATTGCTGAGATGCAACGTCAACAAAAACAACAAGCAGCACAAGATTTGTTTAGAAGCCGTATTGGTCAACCCAATGCTACTCGTGATGTTCTTATGCAAGATACTATGCAAATTCCTGTTGCACAAGGTACAGAAGCTCCTAGCTTCAGAACACAATTACCAGCACCAACAGTAACGCAACAACAATACTTTGACCCAAAAGTAATGATGAATGAAGCATTGCAGTCTGGCGCATTGCCGTTTGATAAGTATTTAGAGTTAACAGCAAAACAAAAAGAAGAATCACCTTTTGCTAAAATTGACCCTTCTAAATATACTCAAGAATCAATTAATAAGTTTAATGCAACTGGTGTGTATGGTGATTTAGTTCCTATTAAAGAAGCACCATCAATGACTGAAGAACCAAGTCGTGTAGCATATGCTTTATTTGGAAAACAATTAAATCAATTAACTCCAAAACAAGTTGGTCAAGTAAACAATTATATAGAACAAAATAAAGTTAGAGTTGCTGGTGCTGGTGTCCCAAGTCAACAGCCGGGCTTTAAAGATGCAACAACATTACGTCAAGAATATAAATCTGACCCAGTTTTAAAAACATTTAATGAAATTGATAGCGCATATAAAATCATTAAAACAACCATGACAAAACCATCTGCAGCAGGTGATTTGGCTGGGGTAACTAAATTTATGAAACTTCTTGACCCAGCATCAGTTGTACGTGAGTCAGAAGTTGGCATGGCAAAAAATGCAACTGGATTGTATGATAAATTATCTAACTATTATGCAACAATATCGCAAGGTGTATCTTTATCCCCTGCTCAACGTGCAGACTTTTTACGTACTGCTACTGAATTTTATAACATAGCTAAAGAGCAAAAAGATAGCGTTACAAAACAATATGGAGATATTGCTGAAGCTGGTGGATTGAGTAGAGTATTAGTTGTTGGTACACCATCGTCTAAAAATGTATTGAATTATGATTCACAAGGAAACTTAATAAGATGACAACAGCAAATTTAGCCGATGGAACAGTATTAAATTTTCCTGATGGAACAAGTGAAGAAGTTATTAGTCGTGTTGTTAAACAACATATATTAAAAAACGCTGTATCAAATCAAGGTATACCAACTGATACAGGGATGCCAGAGATGGCTTATCCAGTTCCACAGCCAACAACACTAGGTGAAAAAGCTATTGGTGCTGGTGAGGCTGCATTGTCTGCGATAAGCGGTGCTACTACAGGTACTTTAGGTGGCATGATGAATATGCTAACTACTCCATCTGCTAGGGTATCTGCTCAACGTGAGGCTGAGTTTAAACGATTAAATCCAAATATACCGTATAATCCTTTAGAGCAAAAATTTCTGCAAGGCGCAGAAAGATTTACTTATGCTCCAAGAACGCAAGCTGGACAAGAATATATTGGTAATGTTGGTGAGGTACTTCAACAAAGTGGATTACAAGGTTTAGTTGGTATGCCTGTTACACCAGCAATTAAAGTACCTAAAAGTGTAATAAAAAATACAGTTAAAAATCAAACATTACAACAAGCTCAAAGAGAGGGATATATTATTCCTCCTTCTACAACTAATCCTTCTGCTTTAAACAAAACACTTGAAAGCATTGCTGGAAAAGATGCAACTAAACAAGCTGTGTCTGTAAAAAATCAAGAAGTTACAGATAACTTAACAAAACGAGCTTTAGGACTGTCACAAGATACTGAATTGACAGCAGGTACGTTAAATGACTATCGTAAATTTCAAGCTCAAGTTGGCTATGACCCAATTCGTAATTTAGAGGGCAACTTTACTTTACCTACTGTAAAAACTGTTGATAAGTTTCCTAGTGCAACCGGCAAAGCAATTACCAGAGAAGTTACTCCAACTATATCTCCATCTGATGCTATTAATCAACTTTCTGAATTAAGAGCAAAAACAAACGATGCTTGGAATTCTTATGCAAAAACAAGCAGAGGTAAAGAGCGAGCAAAAAGTTTAGAAAAACAAACTGCAGAACTTGAAATGGCAATTGAATCTAATTTAAAACAACGTGGATTAGATGATTTAATACCACAATTTAGAGATGCTAGACGAAATATTGCAAAATCATATACAGTTAGCAATGCAATTGTAGAAGGTTCTGGTAGCGTTAATGCTCAAAAAATTGCATCAGAATTTGAAAAAGATAAACCTTTAACTGGTGAACTTGCTGTTATTGGTTCATTTGCTAATACATTCCCTAATGCGACTATGAATCCAAAGTACATTGGTAGCCAAGGTGTAAGTAAAATGCAATTTGGTCTTGGGTCAATTCTTGGTGGTCTTGGTGGAATTGGTGGTGGCGCATCATCTGCAGGGCTTGGCTTTGCTTTGCCATTTGTATTGCCTCCACTTTCAAAAGAGCTAATACTTTCTAGTCCATATCAAAAATCATTTTCTATACCAGCACAGCGTACACCTATCCCACAAAGGGCTGCGCCAATGATTCCATATGCTCCATATAGCGGATTATTATATCAACAAGACCAATTAAACCAACAAGGACAGTAGCATGACTCCAGAAGAACAAAAAGAACTACACAAAGCAGCATTCAAAGAGGCTATTTCCGAGTGGTTAGACAAGCAATTTGCTACGGTTGGTAAGTGGACATTACGTGGCATCTTATCGGTGGCTCTAGGTATGTTCCTGTATGCCTACGCTGCTGCACATGGCTGGGTAATAAAGTGAAACAAGTCATGATTAATCGCATTGCATTATGCGAGAAGTGTCGGCAAGCATTTATTATCAACGAGCAGGGTGACGAAACAACTTGTGACAATTGCCTTGCTGAAGACGAGCTAACACACGAACTGCTAGACTCTGGCGATTTAATCGGGATTAATTATGACCGTGCATAAACTATTTGGTATGCAAGACTACTTTGAACACATGATTGGCAAGACCATAGAAGAGGTAGGTATCTTTGATGGTGAGCTAGTAATATTCCTAGATGACCAGTCTGAGGTATGTATTTTTGAAGACGTAGATGGTTTAGCGATGCAGATAAACGAACGACAAGAATTGGATGGATAATGAAACATATATTACTTTTTCTTACTTTATTATTTGTAACTACAGTTTATGCCGATGAAACGACAATTAATTATAAAGGTCAACCTGTCCCCTCTGCTATGGCTCCTTCAATGTCGGCTTTCAGTCAAGACGTTTGCAGTATTGGTATTAGCGGTGCTGTCAACGGTGGTATATTTTCTGTAGCCGGTGGTACGATGGTCACAGATAGCAATTGCGTTAAATTACGCTGGGCTAAGTTTTTAAGTGATAGTGGACTAAAGGTAGCAGCAGTATCATTAGCCTGTGCAGCTAACCATGAAAACTGGGTTGCAATGGAAATGTCCGGTTCTCCCTGTCCTGTAGGCGGTGCTATTGGTGATGCAGCTAGAAAGGCTTGGTATGATTTACATCCAGATTGGTTTGAAGCAATATATGGCAAGGACTTTGTACTTATTACTCCTTTGCCTAATTCTAAAGAGCAATAATGCTAGTGCATACTGTTATGCAGGTGCTTGGGAAAATAATATGCCAGTTTACTCAAGCCTTGGTGTGGCTCAAGGTACGACTATGCAGGCTTGTCAGCAACTTGCGTGTCAGATTTTTCCTAACATACCTGAGTGTGGTCAACCTACAGTACCTACCTGCTCAGACCGTGAGGAAGTGCAAAGTTTGGCTTGCGAACCGAATCACTCCGGCTCAATCAACCAAACAAGAACCTATCAATGCCAGACATCTAGCTACACAGCTTGGACTACAACCTCAAACAATTGTAGCCCAAACCCAGCAACCTGTACTTACAGCGCACAAACAGAAGAAAGGCAAACCTGTGGGAGTAACCAAATCGGCACGGTCACGTACAAGAAAGAACAAAACTGTCCAGACCCATACGGCAGCCCTGTTGACTCAGGGTGGTTTGAAATCTCAAGGTCGTGTCAGCCAGCTCCTCCAACGTGTCAAACAACTGTTGAAAGTCAGAATTTAGTATGCCCACAAAACTTCTCTGGCTCAATACAGCAAACAAAGACAAATATTTGCTCAGACCCGTATGGACAACAAACGGAAGGCATATGGACAACGGTATCAAATTCATGCACACCAAATCCAGCAACCTGCTCAACATCAACTCAAATTAGGACTCTTTCATGTCAAGATGGCTTCATTGGCTCAATAACAGAAAACAGAACTTCTGTCTGCTCCACACCATACAGCGAACCGCTATGGAGCGATTGGACTCAGTCACAAGACACTTGCGTAAAGAGTCAAACAAACCCAACGAACATGACCAGTCCGGTAAACCCAGCAAGTCCGTTGAGTCTACCAGCACCGCCACCACCTGCGCCAGAGCCTCCAGCAGAGCAACCACCAGAGCCACCTCCACCGGAAGCACCACCTCCAGCAGAAGCTCCACTACCGGAAGCTCCAAAGGCAGAGGCAGCTCCGGCAGCACCACCGCCAACAGCCTCGTCAGGAAGCACAAGTACACAACCATCACAACCAGCCGTGAGTGCGCCAACGACATCCTCAACAGGGAATACGCAGAATACCTCGCCAGTACAAGTGCCGGCAGGGAAGACGTTAGTACAAGGGTTTGGGCTAGTAATGAGCCTAGAGATTTTAAACAAGCCGATGCAAACTCAGGAGATTCAATTGAACGATGCATTGGCATACCAGCAGGAGTTACCGTATGAGCTTAGAGGAAATCAAGGAGTCTTACTCCAACTTATCACCGAAAGCAATATTTCTGACGCTTTCAATAATCTTGCCAGCGATAGGTGGAACAGCCTACGTAGGGATAACGACTTACAATCGTGTTATAGCTGCGACTGAAGCAATTGAGGCAGCCAAGCCTTATGACGATGCAGAACTACGAGCAGAAGTGAATGCGTTAAAGGTTCAATTATCTGCACAACAAGCATCAGTCAATGTAGTTAAAGACTCTATGGTGACTACATCTAATCAGCTAGTGTCCATGCAAGAGAAGGTATCTAACGCTATCGGTACAGCGAATGAAGCTAAGGCTATCACTAACGGCAACGTGCGTGAAACTTCAGCATCTTTACTAGGTGTACGTGAAGAGATGAAAGCTACCCGTGAAGGCATAGAATCACAACTTAAAGCACTTAAACGTGCTACCTCTAACCCACTAGGAAATTAATTATGTTATCAATCATATCAGGTCTATTAGGCATCGGCTCTTCTGCCTTACCAAGTTTATTAGGTTTCTTCCAACAGAAAGGTGACCAAAAGCATGAGATGGCTATGGCTCGTTTGCAGACAGAACGTGAAGCTGCTATGGCTGCTGCTGGCTTTGCATCACAAGAAAAGATTGAGGCTATTAAGTTAGATGGTATAGAGATGCAAACATATACCCAAGAACGTGAGGCTTTATATGCACATGACATGAAAATCATGGACAAGGCTTCTCAGTCTGTTGTAGACCTTAATGGTAAAGTTCGCCCATACATTGCATTTACCTTTGTTGGCTTGCTAGTGCTAGTAGATATTGTTGGTCTTGGCTGGGCTATCTATACTGGTGTAGAGTTTACAACAGCAATGGGATTAGTATTTTCTGATGACGAAATGGCTATAGTGTCCAGTATAATTGGCTTCTACTTTGGTTCTCGTCAATGGGAAA